GTCAGAATTTAGATCTTCTATTTCACATAAGAGACAGCCTCCAGATACTATACCTTTTTCGGTGGATAAAGCTGCTCACACTTGAACTTCTGAGAGAAACTGACTATCTGTGAGTTTAGGTCAGCTGGAAGATCTATCATTTCAACTATCATTAAATCAATTGTAAGATCACGAATCACTAGAAGAAGAGGAAGAACGAGAATAGCTGCGAGATTTTCTTCATTTCTATCTTCATAATCTTCTAATTTCATCAAATATTCTATCTTGATGAAATGCTTCTTGAGACACTTTAGCTTCCTCTGGATCTATTCCTATTACACCGGGAGGGGATTACAAGTTGTTGACATAGGATATTAGAATCTCATATGCGTTATTAAAATCCGCAAAGAGAGGGACGAAGCCAGGTCAGCTCTCTTTAGACAAGACATCTTTGAAAATCTTTATAGAATCCAGATAATATTCCAAACTTGGTTTATCATATTCAAAACTATTGTTGTTTACAGGTAGTTATAGGCTCTTTGCTTAATTTTAAACTGGTTATGCTCCGGTAATAGCATCCGAGACTAAAACTCATCCTCAGGACTTGATGATTGTTTAGCTTCCGTGCATTTTCTCATCTTTGATCTCTTCGTGTCCTGCCTCCAGGTCGTCAGTGAAGAGCTTCCTCAAGAATGTATCACTCTGTCATGGCCAGAAGGTGTAGTTGTAATTGAATTGCAACGTAACTGGGAAAGCCATTGTAGCACCAGAGTCTGTCGTGACATAGGGTCTATCAAGGATAATCCAACCAACTTCCTCACTCAAAAATTGAGTTAGAGAAGCATCTTCATCCTGGAAGTACAAATTAGTGTTGTTAATTGCAATGTTCATAGTCAACTCATCATGTGTCTTTAAACTAATAGTCTTGGATATTTTGATGAGTTATGTAACTGTAAGATTCGATGCGTTGAATAGGGATCCCAACCTCATCTTCCCTACGTAAGCTACTCCGGATCAATTAATTTAAGGACCTAACAATTTCACATTGAGTTGACTCGCCCATATAAAACTATCGTTAGTAAATGATATAGGATCTCCTCCATAACATTGGACATATGATTGAGATAGAGTCGTCAAAGCGGCTATATTTAGTGGGAAAGTGGCTTCTTGGTTAGGCTAAAAGTTTTGGATAGAGAATCCTGAGAAACGGGTTGAAGTCTCAGTATGAGCTATCAGAGGGGAGTACAGAATCATTGTGTAATTACCAGCTCCCAATTGTACATTCTGAGTGTTCTCCCCCGTTAAGGCTCCTGATTTTTGAACTATGCCATCATGAACAAAATAGGCCCTATGTTGCCCAGGATGAGCTCAGGCATGCAAAAATTAAGAATAATAAGACAATTTTGAAACCTAAAACTTAACTGGATTTTATATCTGTAGGAATTTAGAATCTTGTCTTGCTTGTTTTCTTTATCTTCCATTCTGTCATCCTTTGTTTCAATTCTTACCATTTCTTTAGTTGGGTCTTG